TGCGGCGCTTTTGCCTGCGCCGTCGTTTTCTCGTCTGCGTGGAGCGCTCATTGCGCCTGCTCCATCACGTTCTTGATCTGCCACCCGACCTCGCGCTGCTCGTTCCACTCGCACACCACCGTCCACGCGGCGGCCAGGTCGCCGCACTCCATGTCCACGGCGTCGAAGTCGGTGCCGGGCACCCTGTGCGCCACGCACCAGCGCCCGGTCTTCAGCCGGCGCACGAAGTAGTACGGCAGCCCGCTCACGCCAGCCACCACAGCAGCGCGCCGAACAGCGCCACGACCGCCCACGCCAGCCCGATGTACAGAACGTTCTTCACCAGCCCCTCAATCGCGCCGAATTCGATGTCCTCGCTGTCTTCCGGCAGCCGGCAGGCATCTCGAGTCGGACAGGATTTGTTGCCTTGGTCGCAGACGCCATAGCACGCTGCAACACAGCGGCGGCGATACCAGAGCGGCTCGAATGGCATCGGCTCGCGCCGCTGCACGGGGATCGTGTCCCTGAATTCGCGGGTGCCTGTCATGACGCCCACCAGTGGATCAATGACACCGCGCCGACGATGCCGATCACGATGGCCAGCACGACGCCCGCGGCCTGCTGCTGGCGCGGAATGCGCGTGTAGCGCTGGATAGGGTCAAAGTCGCTGGCGGCCCACGGCCGATCCCCGGTGCGCCCGGCCTGGGCGCTGCGGTGCTTGGGAAGCGCGTTCATCACAGCGTCTCCATGCGCGGCACGCTCGCCAGCCGCGCGTCCAGGCTCTGGCCGATGAGCGCCTTCACGGTGGCGTCGATCTGCTGGCCGATGTGATCGGCGGCTTCCGTGTCGCCGACCGAGGCGCACACGTCGGCCAGCAGCGCAATGCCGTAGGCGCGCTGCATGTGCCCGTCGATGCGCTTGCTGCAGGCGTATGCCTGCGTTGTGCCTGGCATGAGCTGCGCGGCCAGGAGTTCCCTGGTGCCCGCGTCGCGCATGTAGGCCAGCCGCTGCTCGGCGAGGGCGGCCAGGTACGTGGTGGTGAGCTGGTGCATGTGCGCTCCGTCGTGTTGACGGGCACACTGTAAGCCCACTCACAAATAAATGCAAGCGCGCTTACAGAGAAACGTTCAGCCGCTTACAATTTGGCTTTCACCTTGGGGATGCACATGGAAGCGCTCGCTGGTTTCTACCTGGCCCTGGTCGCGCTGGCAGTGGTGGTGCTGATCCTGTGGATCTGCCTGCCGTTCGCCGTGTTCGGCGTGAAGCCGCTGCTGCAGCGTCAGGTTGAGCTGCTCGAGCAGCAGAACGAGCTTTTAAAGCAGATGGTCAGCCGAGGCTGACGGTGCCTTAGGGCACGTACTTCTTGGGCGGCGGTTCAAGCGCCGCCAGCAGCCGCTGCGCCACGTCCATCTGCTCTGGCATCTCGGTCACGATGTGCCTGGCCGTGGCCACCAGCGGCGCCTCTTCGCGCTGCCGGCCGTAGCCGGTGAGGCGCGGGCCGTCGCCCGTGAGCAGCCAGTCGATGCTCACGCCGGTCTCGCGCGAAAACGCCACCAGCAGCCCGGCCTTGATGTTGTGCACGTTGGTGCGCCCGGTCTGCCACAGGCTCAGAGCCGAGTGCGAGCACTCCATGGCCTCGGCGATGTCTTCCAGCGTGCGACCGGACTGACGCACGGCCCAGCGGATTCGGTCGGCTGGCGTCGACGGATCTCGGTGCATGCCGGCACTGTGCGCATACTGCTGTGAGCAGGCTTGCGCGACCATTGTTAGTGCGCTTACACTCGCGGCATGGACCCCGCAGTTCTCGATGTTCGTCACGCTGATTCGGCGTTGATCGACCGCATGGGCGGCACCGTTGAGGTGGCGCGTCTGTGCGAGGTCACGCCCCAGGCGGTGACGCAGTGGCGGCGGGCCGGCATACCGCATCCGCGGCGCATGTACCTTGCCGTGGTGCGCCCAGACGTGGTGCCGAAGAACGAGGTGGCCCAAGCGGGTGCCGACTGAATGCACGCCACTACCCTTGTCTCCTCTCGCGCATGCAGTTGCCTCCTGGTGGGCGCGAGTTCCGCCCCGGGCTTCACGGCTCGGGGCTTTTTCATGCGTGCGGCCGGCGTCATGCCTTCAGTTGGGCGCGGGCTTGATCCACGTCAACCGTGAGATTTAGGTGGGTGCCTCTTGAAGAGCAAGCAGCCGAGCACGGACAACCGGCCGGTGGCCGAAGCCCTGTACGCCACCCCATCGGGCCGGCTGTGCAAGCTGGTGCGCATCAGCAAGGACGATCAGGGCCAGTCGGTGGCCGAGATGGCCTACGAAGACGGCAGCGGCTTCAGCGCGCGCGACGGGTTCTGCCTGGTGCGGCGGAACTGGCCGCTTCTGAGTCGCGTGAAGTGATGCGGCTGCCATCATGGACCTGCTGATGCGCGAGCCGCCGGCCGACCTGCCCAGCGGGGCGGAACATGAACCGCCGCCACATTCGGCCGAAGCAGAGCAGAGCGTGCTGGGCAGCCTGCTGCAGGACAACGGCGCCATCGCGCTGGTGGGCGACCTGATCGAGCCCGAGTGTTTCTACGTGCACGACAACCGCGTGATCTTCGGCGTGGTGGTCGACCTGCTCAAGCGCCAGCATCCGGCCGACGTGGTGACGGTGTACGAAAGGCTGGCGGCCCTGGGTGTGGCGCAGGAATGCGGCGGCCTGGCCTACCTGGGCAAGCTGCTGGACTGCGTGGCCAGCCCGCGCAACGTGCGGCGCTATGCCGAGATCGTGGTCGAGCGCTGGGCCGAGCGCATGCTCATTGCCGGCGCCGACGACATCGCCCGCGTGAGCCGGGTATCTGGCATACCGCTGTCCGAGCGCATGGACCGCATCGCCAGCGTGCTGGCCCGGGTGGAGGCGCAGCGCAAGGGCCCCGGCACGCGCGTGCCGCTGCTGCGCCTGGCCGGCCTGCGCGAAAGCGCCCAGGCGGTGCGGTGGGCCGTGAAGCATGTCATTCCCGCGGCCAGCATCGGCATGCTGTTCGGCGGCAGCGGCACGTTCAAAAGCTTCATTGCCCTGGATGCCGCCCTTCATGTGGCGCACGGCCTGCCGTGGATGGGGCGGCTCACGAAGCAGGCGCCAGTGCTCTACATCGCGGCCGAAGGCGGCTCGGGGCTGTGGAGCCGCATCGAGGCGTGGCACAGGCACCGAAACCTGCGCTGGGAAGACGCGCCCATGTTCGTGGTGCCCACGGCGGTGGACCTGACCGTCGACGCCTGGCGCGTGGTGGATGCCGCACAGGCCGTTGGCGCCACGCCCGGGCTGGTGATCGTGGACACGCTGAGCCAGACCTACAGCGGCGAAGAGAACAGCGCCAACGAGATGGCGGCCTACCTGCGCGAGATCGGGCTGCGCTTTCGCGCCTTGTGGGGCTGCAGCGTGCTGCTGGTGCACCACACGGGCCACAGCGCCACCGAGCGGCCGCGCGGTTCGTCTGCCATACGGGCGAACCTGGACTACCTGCTGGGCGTGCAGCGCGACGAGAAGGAGATGCTGGCCACGTTGAGCTGCCAGAAGCAGAAGGACGGCGACCTTTTCAGCGACTCCACGTTCCAGATGAGCAAGTGCGACCTGGGGCGCGACGAAGACGGCGACATGATCACCTCGCTGGTGGCGCGGCACCTGAGCACCCAGGACGAAGTCTCGCAGGCCCAGGCCGACGAACAGCAGGCCGGGCGCGGTGGGCGGAACCAGCGTCTGCTGGCCCTGGTGCAGAACGGCATGCCCGAGCGCGATCTGCGCAAGGCGTTCAACGAAGAGATGCGCGCCAGCGGTCTGACCGACGCCGAATCGCTGAAGAAGGCGTACTTCCGTGCCCGCAAGGTGGCCACGGAAGCGGGCCATATCGAGGTGGCAGAGGGCTACGTGATCGACCTTCGGGGGCGGAAATGATGCCGCTGAGTTTTGTCCCCGAAAGTTACAAATCTGTCCCTAAAACGGGGACAAAAGGCAGGGACAGGGACTCGCGCGCGCATAAGGCATTAGGGACAAATGTCCCTGTCCCTAATGCCGCCTGTTTTGTCCCCGGCTTGTCCCTGTATTTGTCCCTGCGGGGTGGTTGAAGTGCAAGAAAAGCCGCAACCCATGCGCGCCTTGATGCCCGCCACCGCCGAGATGGTGGACTGGCTGCGGCAGTTGCTGGGGCGGGAGAAGGCCGATTCGCGCATCAAGGCTGCCATGCAGGGCAAGGGCGGTTTCTGGGTGCAGGAGACGGGGCCGGATGGGGTGGTGCGGGAGTTCGGGAGCAGGCGGCCATGACGACGATCACCATCACCGGCATCGCAGAGCTGAGGGCCACGCTGGAGGGGTTCAGCGACAGGCGGTTCAATGCCGCGATGGCCACCGGGCTGACGAAGACGGCGCAGGCCGTGCGCGAGGCTGAACAGCGCGAGATGCGTGACGTCTTCGTCCGCCCGACGCCACGCACGCTGGGCGCCATCTTCATGCAGCGTGCCACAGCCGAGAAGCTGGAGGCCACGGTAGGCATCGCAGAGAACCCGTTCAGTCAGGGCGGCTCTGGGCGCGCGCCGCTCAACTGGCTGCGGTGGCAGGTCCGCGGTGGACTGCGCACGCTCAAGGCGTACGAGCGCCGCCTGGTCAGCGCCGGCGCCATGCCGAGCGACATGCGCAGCGTGCCAGGCAAGTTCGCGCGCCTGGACGCCTTCGGCAACATCAGCGGCGGCCAGCTCCGGCAGGTCTTCAGCCAACTCCGCATCGAGCTGAGCAGCGGCGCCAAGAGCACGCTCACTCAGTTCGCCTTCGGCGACACCGGCAGCGAGCGCAAGTCCAAGGCCAGGAAGATCGAAAACGCCTACAAGCGGGCCGGCGGGCAGTACATCGCATTCCCCAACGGGCGCGGCAAGCTGCTGCCAGGCATCTATCAGGTGCGGTCCACGGCCTTCGGGCGCACCGATCCTCGGCCAATCGTCATCTACGTGAGCAAGGCCGAGTACGAGGCCGAGCGCTTCGACTTCGACTACGTCGCGCAGAAGACCGTCGAGAGTCAGCTGAATGCGCAGGTCGGCGCGGCCATTCAGGATCACATCAGCCGCGTGGCGGCGAAGCGGGCGGCGGCATGAAGAAATCGCTCTGGGTCCTCCCGAGCGGGTCGCCCCCTGCGGGTAATTCGGACCTCGCGTGCGAACCAGTCCTGGCCTGTGCAATGTGTGAACAGGCCATGTTTACAGGTGCACGCCCATGACGATGGGCGTCAGGCAGATGGCGGCCGTCCTGCGGTGCTCGCCATCGCTGGTGTCGCGGTACAAGCGCGCCGGCATGCCGATGGACAGCGAGGCTGCGGCCACCAGTTGGAAGCGGGACAACGTGCGGCCAGACCCGCGTTTCACGCGAAACACCGAGAAGCCGACACCCGTGGCGCAGGCAGCGCCCGCCGTTGCCGCGCAATTCGACTCGATTGACTACCAGGAGGAGCGCGCCAGGCGCGAGCGGGCCGAGGCGAACCTGGCCGAGTTCAAGCTGGCCGAACTGCGCGGCGAGCTGCTGCGGCGCGAGGTGATGGAGCGCGTCGTCGGCACCCGGGCGGCGCAGATCAAGGACTCCGTGCTGCAGGTCAAGGCGCGGCTGGCGCCGCTGCTGGCGGCCGAGACGGACGTGGCCAAGGTGTCGGCCATGCTGGACGCCGAACTGCGCGCGGCGCTGGACAAGGGCGCGACCTGATGGGCATGCGCGACCTCCTGATGGACGACCAGGCCGAGGCCGCCATTCTGGCCGTCTGGGCGCAGCATCTGCGGCCGGCGCCGGTGGAAAGCATCGCCGACTGGGCCGACAAGTTCCGCCAGATTGCCAAGGGCCCGGAGAAAGGCCAGTGGAGAACGTCGCGCACGCCGTACCTGCGCGAGCCGATGGCGTGCATGAGCGAGGGATCCGGCATCGAGCGCGTGGTCATGCAATTCGCTACGCAGCTCGGCAAGACCGAGGTGCTCTACAACACGATCCTGCAGCGGATTCACCGCAGCCCGATGGACATGATGATCGTGCAGCCGACGCTTTCCGACAGCAAGGACCACAGCCGCGAGCGGTTCATGCCGACGGTGCGCGGAATGCCCGAGATCGCCGGCAGGCTGTCCAAACCGTCGTCCCGGGACGAGTCGGCCACCTGGCAGACCAAGAGCCTGGCCGGCGGCGCGACCCTGTTCTTTGCCGGCGCCAACTCCGCGCGCTCGCTGGCGTCCAAGCCGCTCGGCCTGGTCTGCTGCGACGAAATCGACGGCTACCCGATGGACGTGGACGGCGAGGGCGACCCGCTCACGCTCGTCGGCGAGCGCATGAGCAACTACAGCGACCGCAAACTGCTGCTGTGCAGCACGCCAACCCTCCGCGACTTCTCGCGCATCGAGTCCGAATACCTCACCAGCGACCGGCGGCGCTACTTCGTGCCGTGCCCGCACTGCGGCGAGTTCCAGCACCTGGAGTGGGGCGCCGACAAGGAGTACGGCATCAAGTGGCTCAAGTCGGAGGACGGCAGCGCCAGGCCGGAAACGGCGGTCTACGTGTGCCGGCACTGCGGCGCCAGCATCGAGGAGCACCACAAGACCGCAATGCTCGAGGGCGGCGAGTGGCGGGCCGAGAACCCGGGCGCGCAGATGGGCTCCGTGGCCGGCTTCCACCTGAACAAGCTCTACAGCCCGGTCGGCTGGCGTAGCTGGCGCTGGATGGTGTCGAAGTGGGTCGAGGCGATGGACGCCTCCAGATCTGGCGACGTGACCAAGCTGAAGTCGTTCATCAACACCTCGCTCGCCGAAACCTTCGAGGAACAAGGCGACCGCGCCGACGAGCACGCCCTGCGCCGGCGCGCCGCCGACTTCCCGCTGCGCCGCGTCATCTCCGGCCTGTACGTGTGCACCGCCGGTGTCGACGTGCAGGGCGACCGGCTCGAGGTCTACGTGTGGGCGTGGGGCCGCGGCATGGAGCGGCAGCTGGTCGACCGCATGATGATCTACGGCGACCCGGCCATGCCGGAGTCCGAGACGGGCAGTCCGTGGGCAGCGCTCACCGAATACCGGCGCACGCCCATCCTGCAGGCCAGCGGCCGGCAAGCGCCGATCCTGGCGTGCATGATCGACTCCGGTGGCCACCACACGCAGGCCGTCTACAGCTACACCCGGGCGCACCAGCATGCCGGCGTGCATGCCGTGAAGGGCATGTCGGTGGCCGGCAAGACGATCATCGGCAAGCCGACAGACCAGGACCTCACCTGGCGCGGCGAGAAGCACAAGCGCGGCGTCAAGCTCTGGCCCATCGGCACCGACACGGCCAAGAGCGAGATCTACGGCCGCCTGCGCATCGCCGAGCCGGGCGCCGGGTACGTGCACCTGAGCAAGCACCTGCCGGCCGAGGTGTTCGAGCAGCTCACCAGCGAGCGCCTGGTCACGCGCTACGTCAAGGGCCACCCGCGCCTGGAGTGGGTCAAGCCTGCAGGCCGGCGCAACGAGGCGCTTGATTGCGCCGTCTACGCGCTGGCCGGTGCTCACCTGCTGCACATCGACCGCTGGCGCGAGGGCGACTGGCAGAAGTGGCACAGCCGCGTGGAAGCCCGTGACTTGTTCGACGCGCCGGCCGAGGAATCGGCGGCTGCAGTGGCGCCTATCAGTGCTGGAATTGCAGTTCCAGGTGGGCCAATCTCGCTCGGCGGCCTCAAGCGCTTCGTCAAATGACCGACCGCCGCGACATCATCCGCTCGGTGATCGACTGCGTGATCCGGCAGGTCTCCGTCGGCATCACGGCCGAGCAGGCGCTGGCGGCCGAGCGCGAGGCCCGCCGCGAGTGGGGCGGGCATGTCGTCGGCTACGTGGCCAAGACCTGCGCGGCCGACCTCGAGCGCCGGCGGCAGCTGCAGGGCAGGGCCCGGCCCGACACGGAGCAGGCCGTCCGTGCAGACTACCTGGCCAACAAGCCGCTGAGCAGCATCACCAGCGACCGTGGCATCTCGCGCGCCACCCTGTACCGCATCATCAAGCGCTGATCGCGTCTCACGTCTCCCCCTGATGCGCGCGGGGGATGCGCTCTAGATTCGGCCAGCTATGGCCGGAATCACGCTCGCGCAGGCAGAAACCCAGCTGGCCGCCTACCTGGCTGCCGAGACGGCCGTCCTCAGCGGCCAGAGCTACGAGATCAACGGCCGCAAGCTCACGCGGGCCGACCTGGAGGGCATCCAGCTCGGCATTTCCACGTGGAACGCCCGCGTCGTAAGCCTCAGCGTGGGCGCCGCCGGCCGCAGCCGGGCCCGCACCATCGTGCCGTCCAGCTAACCGGCCCCAGGCATGCGCCTCAAGCAACCGCCACCCCAGATCAACCTGCTGGACCGCGTCATCGCCTACGTGGCCCCGCGCGCCGCGGCCAGGCGCCTGGTCGCCCGCCACCAGCTGGCCCTGGCCGGCGGCTACAACGGAGCCCGCAAGGACAAGGCGGCGCTCTCGTCCTGGCGCACCAGCGCCGGCTCGCCCGACAGCGACATCATCGCCGACCTGCCCACCCTGCGCGACCGATGCGCGGACCTGGAACGCAACGCCCCGGTGGGCGCGGCCGTCATCAACACCCACGCCTCGCACGTCATCGGCACCGGCCTGGCCTGCAGCCCGCAGATCGACGGCGACTACCTGCGCCTGACCAAGCCGCAGGTCAAGGCGTGGCAGGCCGACGTCAAGCGCCGCTTCCGTGCCTGGGCTACCAGCCCCGACTGCGACCTGGCGCGGCACCTCAATTTCTACGGCCTGCAGGACCAGGCCCTGCGCGGCACGCTCAGCCGCGGCGACATCTTCACGCTGACGCCCCGCGTGGAACGTGCCGGCCGCAAGCGCCTGGCGCTGCAGATGCTGGAGGCCGACCGCGTGGCCAACCCGATGGGCAGCAGCAACACCGCCACGCTGACCGAGGGCATCGACCACAGCGCCGAGACCGGCGAGGCCCTGCGCTACCACGTGCTCGACCATCACCCCGGCGACCTGGGCAAAATTGCCCGCGGCGGGCAGTGGGTCGCGGCCCGCGGCGAAGCGACCGGCCGCCGCAACGTGCTGCACCTGTTCAAGCAGCTGCGCCCGGGTCTGCGCCGCGGGGTGCCCATGCTGGCGCCGGTGCTCGAGCCCATCAAGCAGATCACCAGGTACACCGAGGCCGAGCTCGAGGCCGCCGTGGTCTCGGGCCTGTTTGCCGTGTTCCTGCGCATGGACCCGCAGGCGTTCGGCGACCTGTTCGACACCGATTCGCAGCGCGCCATCGTCGACAAGGCTTCGCAGTGGAGCGGCGAGCTCGAAGGCGGCAAGGCCGTCAACCTGCTGCCCGGCGAGGAACCCGTCACCAGCAACCCCGGCCGACCCAACGCCCAGTTCGACCCCTTCGTCGCCAGCTGCATGCGGCAGATCGGCATGGCCATCGGGCTGCCCTACGAAGTGCTGGTGATGAGCTACCAGAGCAGCTACAGCGCCGCCAAGGGCGCTCTGCTCATGGCGTGGCGCTTCTTCATGGGCTGGCGCGACTGGATGGCCACCGGCTTCTGCCAGCCGGTGTACGAGCTGTGGCTGGCCGAAGAAGTGGCCGAAGGCCGCATCGCCGCCCCGGGCTTCTTCGCCGACGACGTGGTGCGCGCCGCCTGGTGCTCTGCGGTCTGGGTGGGCGACGGACCCGGCAGCCTGGACCCCGAGAAGGAAGTGCGCGCTGCCCGCGGCCGCGTCGAGCTCGGCATCAGCACCCTGCAGTCCGAGAGCCTGCTGCACGACGGCGTCGACTGGGAAACCAAGCACCGCCAGGCCGTCGAAGAAAACGAGGCCCGCCGCTCCGCCGGGCTCGTCGTGCACGGCGCCGCCGAGCCCGTTGCCGCCGCGCCGGAACAGGACGTCGAGCCGTGATCGCGATCGCGTCTCACGTCTCCCCCTGATGCGTTCGCGGCGTCCTGCCTAGAGTCCAGCCTCACGATGAACCAAGTCGCAGCTCCGTCGCACCGCCAGCAGCGGACAGCCCAGCCCAAGGACGATCACGCGCCCGGCAGCATGGTGCTGATGAGCGCGCCCATCGAGCTCAAGCCCGCGGCCGACGGCGCCCTGCCGGCGCGTTTCGAGGGCATTGCCTACAGCGGTAACTTCGTGCCCGACTACGAGGTGGTCATCGACATGGCCACCACCACGTTCAAGCAGCGCCTGCCGCTGCTGGACAGCCACTGGCGGTCTGACATCGTCGGCGTCGTCGAGCAGGCCGCCAACAAGGACGGCGCGATGTCGGTGTCGGGCCGGCTGTTCAGCGACATGGCCGGCAGCAGCGCCGAGCGCATTGCCCAACTCGCGCAGCGCGGCGTGCCGTTCGAGATGAGCGTGGGCCTGTTTGCGTTCACACGCGAATGGGTGCCCGCCGGCAAGAGCGTCAACGTCAACGGCCAGGTTTTCAACGGCCCGGTCAACGTGCTGCGCAACGGCCAGGTGCGCGAAGTTTCCATCGTCACCCTGGGCGCAGATCCGCGCACCGACGCGAAGTTCTTTCATACCCCGAGCGGAGATACATCCATGCAACTCAATCTCGAACAGCTCACCACCAAGGTGGCCGAGCTCACCGCCCAGGCCGCGACCCACGCCGACGCGCTGGCCGCTGCGCGCGAAGAGGCCGCCGGCGCCGAGCGTCAGCGCATCCAGGCCGTCTTCGCCCAGGGCATGCCGGGCCACGATGCACTCATCGCGCAACTGGCCTTCGACGGCAAGACCACCGGCCCCGAGGCCGCCGTTGCCGTGTTGCAGGCCGAGCGCAAGCTGCGCGGCACCGCTGCGGCGCAACTCGCCGCCGACGCCCCGGCGCCTGTCAAGCCGGTCGCCGCGCCGGCCGACCGCGCCGGCGCCGATGCCTCGGAAGACGAATCGCTGCCGCTGGCCGAGCGCTGCAAGGCCACCTGGGACAAGAACCCGGCTCTGCGCGCCGAGTTCTCCAGCCTGGGCGCTTACACCGCCTACAAGACCGCCGCCTCCCGCGGCTCCGCGCGCATCTACAGCCGTAAGGAAGCCTGACCATGACGACTCTCGCAGCAGACAAGCCGCGCACCTTCCCCGTGCGCCCCTACGAGGTGACCAACGAACTGCCGGTCATCGCCAGCGACATCATCTACGAAGGCGCAGCCGTCGGCGACAACGCGTCTGGCCTTGCGCGACCGCTGGCCGCAGCCGACCCGTTCCTGGGCTTCGCCTTGCGCCAGTGCGACAACTCTGCCGGCGCCGCAAGCGCCAAGAACGTCAAGCTGCGCTCGCGCGGCTGCGTGGTGCTGTCGGTAGTCGGCGCCACCAGCGCTGCCGACGTCAGCGAGACGGTCTACGCCTCCGACGACGACACCTTCACCCTGACCTCGACCTCCAACACGGCCATCGGCAAGGTTTCCCGCTGGATCAGCGGCACGACCTGCGAAGTCGAGTTCGAGGCCCTTCCGTTCCGTAGCCTGTAAGGAGCCGACATGGGCGCCGCCACTCTCTCCAGCCGAGCCATCATCGGCGAGTTCTACGCAGCCCTCGAGCAGGATGCGGGGCAGTCCTGGATTGCAGGCACCTCGAACCTGTTCGAGAGCAACCAGGAGTCCGAGACCTACAAGTGGCTGGGCATGGCGCCCGCCATGCGCGAGTGGATCGGCTCCCGCCATGCCAAGGGCTTCCGCGAAAACGGCTTGACCATCGTCAACAAGACCTACGAAGGCACGCTCGAGGTGCTGGTCGACGAGATCCGCCGCGACAAGACCGGCCAGGTCATGGTCCGCGTGCGCGAACTGGCGCAGCGCACAAATGCGCACTGGGCCTCGTTGCTCAGCACGCTGCTCATCGCCGGCGAGTCGGCGCTGTGCTACGACGGCCAGGCGTTCTTCGACACCGACCACAGCGAGGGCGACAGCGGCACGCTCAGCAACGACATTTCGGTGGACATCACCACCACCACCGCTCCGACCGGCGGCGAGATGGAGACCGGCATCCTGAAGACCATCGAGACCATCATGGGCTTCAAGGACGACCAGGGCGAGCCCATGAACGAAAACGCCCGCGCGTTCACCGTCATGGTGCCGGTGCCGTTCATGTCGGCCGCCGCGGCCGCCATCGGCAGCGAGATCATCGTCGACGCCTCCACCAGCCGCACCAACCGCATCCTCACGATGGGGTCGCTGGGCGGCTTCCAGATCAGCCTGGCCATCAACCCGCGGCTCACCTGGACGACCAAGTTCGCCACCTTCCGCACCGACTGCGAAACCCGTGCGCTGATCCGGCAGGAAGAAGAAGGGGTCACGGTGTCCGCCATCGCCGAGGGCAGCGAGCTCGAATTCAACGAGCAGCGCCACCGCTACGGCGTCAAGGCGATCCGAAACGTCGGATACGGATACTGGCAGCGCGCCTGCCTGGCCACCTTCACCTGACTACCACCGCCGCAATGCCGGCCTGAGCCAACCCGCGCAGGCTGGCGTCAACCAGCAAGAGACGCCCGCCGCCATGTTCACCGAGGACCGTTCCGTTTTCTTCGCCGACTTCGGCGTCGACGGCACGCTTGCGCAGCAGAGCACGACCGCATGGCCTGGTGACCCCATGCCGTTCGCGGAAGTGCCTGTGCGCGTGATCTTCGACGAACCCGTGGCCGAACGCGACGGCGTGATGGTGGCCATGCCGCAGGCGCAAATCGACAGCGACGACGTCATGCACTACGTGCTCGGCGCCGAGCTGGTGATCCCGGCCGGCACGTTCGAGGTGCGCGAGGCCATCCCGGACGGCACCGGCCTGACGCTGCTCATGCTCACGAGGACGGCATGACCACCGCCTTCAAGACCGTGCAGGACGCCATCGTCACGGCGCTGAAGGCGGCGCCGGCCATCGTCGGCACGCGCGTCGTCGCCGGCCGCGAGCGGCCGATGCCGGAAGAGCACGCCAGCGACATCGTGGTGATCATCCAAGGCGCCCGCAGCATTGGCCAGCAGCTCAGCAGCCACCCGGTGCGCTGGGAGGTGGTCTACGGCATCGAAATCCGCGCCCGTGGCAGTGCCACGGTCGACGCCGTGGCGGCCGCCGACCCGCTGCTCGAAAAGGTCTACGAGCGCTTCTACGACGTGGCGCCGCCGACCGGCGTGGCCGCCTGGATGCTGGACCCGTCCATCCGCTATGCCGTCGAGGAGGGCGCAACACCCGTGGCCAGCGTGCTGCTGGCCGTGAACGTGCAGCTGGCCACCACCAACGACAGCCTGACGCTGGCGACATGAACACACGCATTCCACCCATCGAAGGCGCAGACGTGAACCCGCCGTGCGGCGGGCGCTGGCTGCGCGACCCCGACGGCGGCCTGACGCCTGCCGATGCAGAAACCGCCGCCGCCGCCGGCCTGCAGTGGCCTGCCGCCGAGCCCACCGACCCCGAAACGCTGGAGTAAATCATGGCCAACCGCCTCGTCAGAAACACCGTCATGCTGCTCAAGGCCGAAAGCGGCTACGGCACAGACCCCACGCCGGTAGGCGGCACCGACGCGATGCAGGTCAGCAACCTCAGCATCACGCCGATCGTGCCGCAGAACGTCGACCGCAATTTGATCCGCTCGTACCTGGGCGCTTCGGAGCAGCTGCTCGGCACCAAGTACATCGAGCTGGGGTTCGACATCGAATTCGCCGGCGCGGGCACCGTCGCCACGGCGCCGGCCTGGGCCGCCGCCCTGTTGCCGTGCGGGTTCGCGCAGACGCTCACCGCCGTGGTCCGCGCCGACTACACGCCGATCAGCACCGCTTTTCCGTCGGCCACCATCTACTGGTACGACGACGGCGTGCTGCACGAGGCCAACGGCTGCCGCGGCAACGTGGCGGTGAACATGCGCGTGGGCGAGATTCCGGTGCTGTCGTTCCGCTTCACCGGCCTCCACGTCGCCGCCACCGCCGCGTCCAACCCGGCGGCCACGCTCACCGGGTTCAAGCAGCCGCAGGTGATCACCGACGCGAACACGGGCGACCTGACCTTCGGCGCCACGCACAGCACCACGCTGGCGCCGGCGTTCGTGGGCGGAACGGTGTACCCGTCGCAGGGCATCGAGGTCGACCTGGGCAACAGCGTCAACTTCACGGCGCTGCTCGGCGGCGAGACGGTCGACCTGACCGACCGCGCGGCCACCGGCAAGTGCGTGCTCGACCTGACCGCGGCGCAAGAAGTGACGTTGCTCACCGCCGTGGAGGCCGGCACGCTGCAGAGCGTGGGCGTGCTGCACGGCACGGTGGCCAACTACAAGGTGGGCCTGTGGCTGCCGAGCGTGCAGCTGATCAACCCGACCAAGGTCGACGTCAACGGCAAGCGCATGGTCGGCTTCGACATGCGCGTGATGCCGTCGTCCACCGGCAACGACGAAGTCCGCATCATCTCCAGCTACGCCTGACCGCATGTTCAAACTCATCGTTTCCGACACGCTTGTCGTCCCTGTGGCCGGCGTCGTCTTCGTCGAAGGCAAGGAGACGCCGATCTCGTTCGACCTGCTGTGCAAGCGCAGCACGTCGGACGAGATCCAGGCCGACCTGAGGGCGAACGAAGACGGCGACGTGGACCTGAAGGAGTTCATGCGCGCGCGCGTGACCGGCTGGCGCAACGTGCAAGACGAGTCGGGCGCCGCGCTGGAGTTCGGCGACGAAACGCGCGAGGCGCTGCTCAACTTCCCTGGCGTCGCTGCGCTGGCTGTCACCAGCTACGTGCAGCACTGCGGCGCGAAGGGGAAGGAAAAAAACTTGCGGAAGTAGCACGCCTCATGGCCCTGGGCGAACTCATGTCGGAAGACGAAGCGGACGCCCGGGCATCAGCCGAGGCCGCCGATCTGGCCGCCGCCTGGGCCGCGTTCGGCGTCCAACCCGAGGCGCCGCAAGACAAGGACG